GCTGAGGAGCCTTTAGATTCGAGCCAGTAGCTTTATTATACTTAGCACGGCCTTTGGCGGTAAGCCCAGCGCCTTTAGATACAGGCAGCTTTTCACCACGACCAACCGCAAGCGAGACACCTTTCTTCGTTGCCATGTTTAATACAAACCTACTGGCAAGTTTCCGTCACGGCGGAATGTAACACGGCCGCCTCGCTTTTTAATCTTGCTTTCCTGAGAAGAGACCATAGAAGCGGGTGCTTGGCTTGCTTTAGCCGTCGAGCTTTCTTTAATCTCGCCGCCTTTTGCTTTCTTAGTTGCCCCCGCCTTGTTGTAAGCGATGGCGACCGCCTGCTTGACCGCAGCCGCTTTAGACTTAGGCTTAGACGTACCGATGCGGCCACTGCTCTTGTAGGCATCTACCACCTCCTTGATATTGCTGCTCATTACTTTTTGACTCTTACCGGACTTGAGTGGCATTTTGCGCTCCTTGTTTTTGCATAGAGGCCATTAGGCGCTCATTTGCAATCTTTTCATTAGATTGAATTTTTTGCAAGTCAATCTGGTCTTGCTTGGCCTTATCAGCTTGGTCTAATTGCAGGCGTTGACTTTCAATCTGAGTTCTTTGCTGGTCTCTTTGAGCATTTTGCTTAAGCTCTTGCTCTTTTAGCTTGACTAGCGGATCGGATTGATCGCCCATTAACTCTTCTTGGACTTTTTTAACCTCTTTAAGGTTTTCTACAACCTTAATTGCAATCATTGCCTCACGTTGCAGGTCAGATACCAAGTGCTCAGGGTCTGTGCCATAGCTCTTAAAGATTTCAGCTTCAGTATCTTCCTCGGCCTTAGTCTTTACGTGCTCCAGAATATGTTTTTGCAACTGCACTGCAGCCATTGGGTTGGACTGGAGGATTGGTGACATACCTTGAATCAAGTGGCTCATGATATGAGCGTCATGCTGTTGGCCAGCAAAAGCCTTGAGTGCCACACCATCCAATACGTCGGCATTTTCAGACGCTGGGTCTTTTGGCATGTCCGGATTTTGTGGTGTTAGGATGGCATCAATGTGCTTGGTCCCCAATGCTTCGCATACTCGGCGGTAGGCTTCGTATAGGTTGTGCATTTGTGGGGCGCTCTGAGCGATCTGGAGCTGCGTTTGTGCCAAAGTGATACGCTGGGCTGAGGAGAAGATATTGGGGTCAGCAACCGGCTGTACATCAACGCTACCGTCAAAGTCTGAACGCTTAATCTTACGGGAAGCGCCTGGGACATCGTATGGGTACTCTTCAGGTAGTGATTCGCCAAAACCTTCAGCCAATAATTTGAATTCCAGCTTCTGCGCATAGTGCATACGCTTGTGGATAGCGGACATGATGGTTGCGCCCTTTTCCAAAAGCGCAATAGTTGTGCCAACGGCAGCTTGTTGATTGCCATCACCTACTTGCATATCTGCAATAGAGGCTAAACGCTTGCCTGCTTCTACACAGAAGCCCATCAAGGTAAATAATGTTTGGCTTGGCTCTTTGTATGGCAACGGTAACAAGGAAGACTGCAGTTCAGCGCCGCCCACGTCAATATCACGCCACTCACCTGGTTGCAGCGGCACGTCGTCATTGGTAATACGAGCGCCTTTAGTCTTAAAGCCTGCTGGCAAGTTAGCCAAAGTACCTGCATCGATTAATTGACGCATGGCTGAAGTAGCAGACTTGGTTAGACCACCAATTAAGTGAACAAAACCAAGGCCATAGGCTCCAGGTCCTTCAATTAATGGGTAATGAACAAACCATTCTTTACGCTGCTTAGTTGGAGAGTCTTTTTTCCAATTGCGGCGAATACCAACAACTTGATTGCTGTACTCTTCAATGGTAATAACATAAGGTAGCTTGATTCCGGTCTCTTCGCCGTCTTCATCCTTGTCTTCAAACCCAGCTAAATCCCATTCGACGTTAAATTCAAGCAAAAACAGCTCTTCTGGGTCTCCAGAAGGCATTATTCCTGTAATCTTGTTGATAGAGTCCTGGATTACATCACCGGCATTAGTCTGAGAAGGTTCTACATCGATATCACGGTAAAAACCAACCGATACCAGCTTCTTATACTCGTTTACGTCCATCGGAATACGGTGCGTAATGCGTGGGCACTTGCACATAACCGAAGAACCGTTGTACGGAATGAATAAATCGTCAGGCAAGACTAGTTTGCTGACCATTTTCTTGGTTTGTGGGTCTTCGTAAACCTTTTTAAACGCTGATCCACCGTATCCGGTGTAAAACAGCATCTGATCGAACTCTGGCGTGTATTCTGCCATCTCGCAAGTAAGTTCATAGTTCATGAACTCCTTAACACGCTCCGCTTTTGCTAACTTTTCACGTGTTTCCTTGCCAATGACCTGTGTTTTTACAGGGCCTTCGGCTGGCATGAGCTCTTTGAACGCTTGTGCCTGGAATTGAATGATAGCTTCAGTGAGCATTGGGTGCGAAGTACCACAAGCACCCTTAAATGGCTTGGTTCTTTCTTCATAAGAGAAGCCTAATAGCTCCAAGCCTTTGGAATACTGCTTTTCCCACTCGCCACGAGACGCTTTATCAGCATCAAACAAAGCTAAAAGCTCGGAAGAGATTGATCCAAGCTCGGATGGGTCAACTACTTCAGCTAAATTGGCATCAAAAGGTACTTCTTCATCCTCTTCAATACCTAATTCAACGGTTGCACCGCCATCGTCTTCCAAAATGATCTCAATATCACCTTCTGGTGGCTTTTCAAAAGCCTCAGGCATCTCAATATCGAGTTCTTCTTCGTCTTCCTGACGGGATTTATGGATTGCCATGTGTATTCCTAGATGTATTTCTGATTTTCATCATCGTTTTTGTCTACCATACCACCATTTTTAAAGCGAACGCCTTCTTTATCAATTCTTTTCGCTGCATCGTCTTTCCAAAAGATGCCGTAGCGCTCAATTGTAGACCCATCTTCATATTTTAGGGGTACTTTTCTCATTTCAAAGCCAGGCCCCAGGTCTTTTACTACCGAACGAATGTTGTTTGGTAGTTTTTCATAAAGCTGGGCTTGTTTTGAATCACTACCTGGAAGTATTATTCCGTTTTTACCACGTTGAATACCAGCAATTACCGCATTTTTAACCATAATCTGTTGCATTACCTGGGGCATACGCTCGATGCCGGGGGTAAATTCAGGTGTGTTATAAGTTCCCTGCTGAATTCTTTCACGCAAGTTTGCCATGCGCTGTTCTATTTTTTTACGATCTAGTTTTAGTTGATCACGTACAGGGGCATCCGTTGTTTTATAAAGTTTAGTAGTAACTGAGTTTAATTCTTGATCTAATTTAGCAAGCTCATCTGCGTCTTTGTATTGATTGCCACCTTTAGTTCCTTTTTCCAAAATAGCTTGAAAACGATCTGACTGCAATTCAGGAATGACCATAACTTTTTCTTTAGTCGGCAAAGTTACATCCTGGAAACGGCTAAAAGAAACAGGCTTGTTATAGATATCTCCAAAGTTTTCCGAGTCCGCTGTAATACTAGAGTGTTCACCAGAATAGACTCGTTGTTCGCTTCTTACTTTAGCCTCAGCATCAGAGTAAGGTCTCTTTAGTTCTTTTAATTGAACTTGTGTCTTTGTGTAATCTCCTCCAATAACGTCACCCAACATACCTTCAACTATTTTATTTTTTTCGCTAGTAGTTAGCTTAGACCAGTCGTTTCCCAAAGCTTGTTTATGCGAAAGCATGTTGGTTCCGTACATTTTATCTAAACCGGACAACGCAGCATCAGCATACTTATCTGACATAGCGGGGTCTACAATTTTATCTAATTGTTTAAGGCGTTCCATTAGGCCTAACTTAGACAACTCAGGGTATTTTTCATGTGCCGCATTAATTAATTTTGTTTGTTCTTTAAAGAAATCAAACCCAAACCGACTAGAAGAGGCAAGTGGAAAGTCAAACGGCCGCATGTCTTGGTAAATTTGATCTACTTTTTTAGTTAAATCTCTAATTTTTGGCGCATCAGCTTTAAATTGTTGAGCAAGGTTTTGCCCAACCGAGTTTTTTGCCATTGGGCTAGCAAAAAACAATTCTAACTCTTGCATTGCCTTGTTTGCTTCGTTTTCAGGAACATAAGCAGGGCCGTATGTGCTGCTTTTATCCGAAATGTTTTTTGTGTAAATATCTGCTAGTTTTTCCTGTGGAGTTATGTCTTCCAATAGATTCACTGTGCCCATAGGCTTACTTGGAAATGGGTTTTCCTGATCAGAGTGAAACCGGTCCATCTTCTTAGGATCAGGCTCTTTAATCTTTAAACGCAAACGGGAAGGAGAAGTTTCTTCCAACTGCTTTAATAAGTCAGATGGACGAACTTTGTCTTTAGGTGATTTACCTTCAAGCAATTGATTAACACGACTCGTCTCGTAGTCACGACTGCTTTTTGCTAATTGGTTGGTAAGCTGCTCTACTGTTACAGGTTTGTCCCCCTGTGCAAAGAATTTATCAAGTGGGCTAACAAACGGACGCTCACGTGTGGCTGTGGTTAATGTACGCTTTGGTAATTC